AACGGATACTTGTCCTGCTGGTGCCGCCTTGAATTCGATGTCGTCGATCTCTGTTTCGGGCATCTTGACGCTCCTTGCTCAAAGTACATCATAAACGACCGGAGCATGGGGCTATTGCAACTATGGCCAGCAAAAGCCGCTATTTACGTAAACTCATCGCCTATTTACGTAAAGTCCAAGCCCGCCTAGCCTCAGCGGCAGCAATCTCGGCTGGCTTCTTGCCCAACAGATGGGCAAAATGGCTGGTCACAGCGGCCTTGAAGACCGTCAAACGGATCTCAGGTGTCGTAATTCCGAGAGAAGAACGGATTTCCCGCTCCAAATCCAATGTGCTCTCATGAATGATCGACTTAATCCTCGCCAGAGCGGCGTTCGCAGCGACAACCATGTCCTCGGTCTGCTCCGCCGACTTTTCGCCGCGCGAATCCCGCATGATCGTCATCAACACAGGACGAATGTCCTCGTCGTACTGCTTCTCCCACACGTCCGTCGGCATAAACATTGAGACGTCTAGCGAGCCGTCAATCAAGGCCTTGCGGCACTTTTGGCCAAACGCCTTCTCGGCCACAACCCGCTGCTGCCTCTCAATCACTCGCTCGACAGTACGCTCCAAAATCTGCGTCCATCGCTCCAAGTCAGAACTGTCAACGGACTTGGTTTCAACGTCACGGAAGGCTGGGTCTGCGAGTTGGCCTTCGGGCATTGGTGCAACTGCCGCCTGCGGCGCGCCCTGCTCGGCAGCGAGAGCACCCTGCATGGTGTTGGGATCAAACTGAGGTCCGGCTGGCGCTTCACCCATCCCTCCGGCTTCTGGCGGTCCGGGTGGCTCTTGTCCGGGGGCGCCGGGGGGCATTCCGGGCATGCCGGGAGCACCGCCACCCATCTGCGCTTCGGGCTTGGGCATTTCTTTCTCGGTGTTGGCGATCGGGGTTAGGTTCGGGTTCATCAGCAGAGAATCCGCGAGATCACCCTTCACCTTTTTCTTGCCGGTCGCGCTCCTGTACTCGTTGGGGCTAATAAGGCCCTGTTGAAGTTCGTTCAGCAGGAACTGTTCGCGCTCTTGCTTGTAGATGACGAGAATTGGAACTTCCGAGGTGTCGAAGTCGATGTAGTGCTCATCATCGAGTTCATCGAGCGCTCGGGCGAGCGGCTCAAGGTGCGGCATCATGGTTTCAATCCAGAAAACACGGATTTCCTCTGCCGCGTTGGAGAATGTTCGTCCGGCAGCGTTGCCGATAACTGACTCCGGAACACCGAACGAGGCGAGAATTTCCTCTTTGGTGATCTGCCGCATCTGGATGTACGCGGCGTCTCGCGGATTTGACGAGGTGTCCACGTAGTCCACGCCGTCTTCCGATGCGATGACTGTGGTTCCTCCGACGCGCCCGAGGTTGCCGCGGAACCGGTTGGAAAGTTCGGCTTTGTCGTCTTCGTCAATGTCGCCCTTGAGGACGAGGAGGCCACCGGGCCGACCGTCGTTTAGCAGGTAGTTGCGGTTGTACAGTTTGGCTAGATTTTCGATTTCGATCGCTACGCCAGCGGACTCCATCGGGGTCATCGACAGGTAGGGGTCCAACGGGTGTGGGCGACGGACCCAGACAACATCGTCGGGTTTCATAATGATTTTGTCGCCGTTGGGCATCAGGACTTCGTATCCGGCCACGAAGTTTCTGGGGTCGGGGATTGGTGCGGTGTGTTGTGGGGGAAGGAGGTTGAGGCCGATCAGCCTGCCGTCTCGCCCGCGAACTTTTTCGATAAATGCGCCCCTTGTGCTCATCAGCAACTGTGAGGAAAGGCGGTAGCGGAACGCGAACGAGTTTTCGCCAATATTGGACTTCGTGTTGAGAATGTCAAGAATCGTAGAGTTCTTGGCCTTCGACTTGGTTACGATCTGACCTTCGGGATCGTTGTCCTTGCGCAAAATAATTGGCAGGCGCGCTTGGTTTCCGGCGATCGCATCGATGCAGCGAGACACCCAAACAACTTTCGCCATGCCCTCCCGGTAGGCGCGCTCGATATCCCACGGATCTCGGTATGCTCGACCCGCATAGTTCGGGTTGTTCGCGATAGGTGCGCCAACTCCGACTCTCGCCGCCTTGCTGGCGCTGTTGCCGCCAAGCGACTTATTTTCCGTTGAGTTCCAAGCCATACTTACTCAAGTCCCAGCAAGAAGCCGAATATGCCGCTCGTTACGCCAGCGACGACCAAGCCCCAACCCGCCGAGGGGGCGACAAGAGCAACACCTACGCTGGTAAGCACTATAAATAATAGCATTAGAAGGTTGACAACTCTTGAGCGTGGAAGCATTTGCGTCAACTTCTCGGTCAACCGCATTTTGGGTCTCGGCATGGTGACAACATAGCGCAGTCCACTACGTTATTCTAGTAACAACCGATCGAGGCAGATATGAAAGAAAAAAATTGGAACGAGGTCCTCAAGTACCTTGAGCCCAAAATGTCCGAATTCTGCCCAGAGACACCATCCCTGACGCAAAAAGTCTTCCTTCGGACCTACGCGCTCGAAGCCCTCTTTGGCGGTGCGGCTGGCGGAGGCAAGTCCTCAGCCCTCTTGATGGCCGCCCTTCAATATGTCGATGTCCCCGGATACAGTGCGATCCTGTTCAGGCGTACCTACGCTGACCTTGCCCTCCCGGGCGCCATCATGGACCGTTTCCAGTCGTGGATCGCGAACCAAGACGACGTCAAGTGGAACGCCAATAACTATACGGCCATGTTCCCATCTGGCGCCAGAGTCTCGTTCGGCTACCTTAACAACCAGCAAGACTATTTGCGCTACAAGGGTGCCGAATTCCAGTTCATCGGAATGGACGAGGTTACCGAAATCCGCGAGTCCGACTACCGGTACCTGTTCTCCCGTCTCCGTCGTCCAGCGTCCGGGCCACTCGCAAAAGTTCCGCTCCGCATGCGCGCCGCATCCAACCCTGCCCCCAACTGGGTGCGTCAACGGTTCATCGTTGAAGGCAAGGAAACCGGCCGGATTTTCGTTCCGTCCAAGTTGACAGACAACCCGGGCATCGATGCTGACTCGTATCGTCAGGCTCTGACCGCACTGGACCCGGTTGAGCGACGCAGACTCGAAGAGGGCGACTGGTGGTCAACGACGCTCGGATCGCTTTTTGAACGGGAAAGCATTGTCGTGATCGACAGCCATGAGGTTCCGCAGATCAGTTCCGCTGCGCGAGCCGTTCGATTTTGGGACTTGGCGGCCACCGAACCGTCGCAGTCAAACCCCGATCCCGACTGGACCGTTGGGACACTGATGCTCTTCGATCAAGGGATCGCCTACGTCCTTGACGTGCGCAAGGCGCGAGTAAAAGGTGAAAAAGTCGAACAGTTGGTGGCCCAGACCGCCTATGAAGATGGTCATGCGGTGACGATCCGGATGGAACAGGAACCCGGCTCGTCTGGCAAGGCATTGTGCGACCAGTACGCGCGGTACGTGGTCCCCGGCTACGACTTTCAGGGCATCCGAGCCACGGGCGACAAAGTGACTCGCGCCCGACCGTTTGCCGCTGCGGTTGCAAATGGAAATGTTAGGTGTGTAAGATCACCGTGGCTGACGGATTGGCTCGACGAGTTGTCGTCCTTCCCTGAGGCCGCAAACCACGACGATCAGGTTGACTCGGCGGTCGGTGCGTTCACGCATCTCACCGGCCTCGGGTTGCCGCAGCGTAAAAGAGTCGCTATCGTAGTCTAGAACCAATCCAAACTCCGCCTACTACTTGGAGGTATTAATGACAACCACTGCTATTGACGACGTCCGCACGCTTCGAAAGTTGCTGATGGCGCTCGACGAACAACTAAACGTCTTTTTGTCGTCGGAACCGACGATCGAAGAAGCCGCCGACATGTTCTTGGAAGTCAATCTCGCGAAGCGAGACATGTCGTATCTATATGGCGCCCTCGAAGCAAAGATGGTTTCGTTGATGGGCGAGGACATGCTCACGCTCCGCGACGGTGCCGAAATCGAACGCAAAGTGGCGTCAAGCCGCACGAAGTGGCAGCACAAGGACATCGCATCAGCGGTCGCTGATCGCATCGTGCAGTCATCGGTCGACCCCGACACCGGTGAGATCGTCGCATCACCGCGAGACATCGCCGAAAAGATGTTGGATTACGTCCAACCGTCGTACTGGCGCGCCACAAAACTCAATGAGATCGGCATCAACCCCGATCATTACTGCGAATCCGAACTCAAAACCAGCATCATTGTCAGAAAGGGCAACGCATCGTGAGCCTGCTTAACCAGTTTTCAGAACCCTTCCCCAAGGAGGTCGAAAGGGTTCTCAAGAAGGGCGGCACGCCCCTCACCTACATCCCCGTCAGTGAGGTCATCACTCGTCTCAACAAGGTGATGGGTCCAGATAATTGGACGTCTGAAATCATCCGATGCGAGCGTGATTCGCTGGACCCCGATTTCATCGTCGCTCACGTCCGGCTCGTTCTCACGTTTGAAGACGCTGTCGGGTTCCAGAAGGTCGTTGCCAAGGATGGTTTCGGCGGCCAAAAGATCAAGCGTACGAAGAACGGTGACATCGTTGACCTCGGTGACGAATTCAAGGGTGCCGTGTCAGACGCACTGAAGAAGGCCGCCCAGCAGTTGGGCATCGGCTTGTATCTTGCTCGTTCCGAAGAGGCTCTTGCCATCGACGAGGAAGAGTCAAAGCCACCGATTGACGATGCGATCGTCGGGCTGTGGACGACATTCCTCGATCACACCAAGGGCATGGATGCCGACCAAAAGGCCGAACTTGGCAACGTGTGGAATGAGTTTTCTGACGGTGCTCCCAAGCCGACGCTGGACACTGCGACTTCAGAAGATCTTGACTTCCTGATCGCCGAGTGTGTCCGCATCAAACTCGGTGGGGAGTGGGTCGAGTCGACTGATGACTGAAGCGCTCGTTCCACCTCCACACTTGTCGCCATCCTCAATGGGGACGTTCAATCAGTGTCCCCAAAAATTTAAGTACAGCAAGATCGATCTGATTCCAGATCAGCCGACAGAGGCAACCCTCATGGGCAACTTTGTTCATGAGGTGTTGGAATACTTCTACGCGATGCCCCCAGAGGAACGTGTCATCGGCGCGCTAAAAAACCTTGCTTCTTACACTTGGCAGCACAGCAACTGGCTGGAGCGGGTCGATCCGTTTGTTAGCGGTGACGAAAACATTCTCATGTTCCGATGGAAATCATGGTGGTGTCTCGAAAACATTTTCAAGGTTGAACAACCAGAAGATGTCGATGCCACACACATCGAATATGAACTCAACGGTGAACTTGCAGGCGTCACCCTGAAAGGTTTTATCGACCGATTTACTGTTGGTGACTCGGTCGTCATTTCCGATTACAAGACCGGCAAAACACCGCATGCACGTTGGGTTGACGACAAGTTTCTACAACTCCGCATTTATGGTTCGCTGGCAATTGCTCTTGGCCTTCCGGCACCAGATTCGTTGCAGTTGTTGTATCTCAAAGATGGAACCAAGTTTGAGGTTCCATTCACCGATAGCGACGTAAGTGATACCATTACTTACGTTACTAATACTAAAAATGCGATTGATGAAGCATGTCAAACGCATGAGTTTGAAACACGCCGAACACGACTCTGTGATTGGTGTGCGTACAAAACAATTTGTCCTGCTTGGAGGTAGCAGTGATTTCCGATGACATTTTTGCGCAAATGGTTGCCGAGGAAGTGAAAAACAAACTGGCACCATCGCAGCGCAACACGCTTCTCCAGCAGGAGAACTGGGACAGATGGCGAAGAGCATTGCTTGCCCTTGTAGAAAATCTCAATGGGCAAATCGAATCCCTTGAGGCTGACGCAGAGTCCGACGCTAGCCGATATGAGGCTTTGGGTCGCGACGGAAAGCGTCTCGCTGAAACCGCCGCCGCCGCCTATTCGAGTCGCATGAACAAGATCACTCGTTTCAAGTTCTACGTCGAAAATCGTCTCAATCAAGTCGAAAGCATGATTGAGGGTGGTTCTGCGATGGAAGGAAACGACGTCGAGTTTTATCGCAAAGCAATTCGTACTCACCGGGAACTTCTGGAGGAGTACGACATGGAGGCGACCACGATCGATCAAGCCCTGTGGGCGGTCCTTGACCAGCGCTGGGAATTCGATTCGATTACCGCGCCATGAAGCGCACGCCGCTCAAGAGAACAGGGTTTAAGCGGAATCGAAGCAAGAAGCGTGAAGCCCAATATGTCGAGCGTCGACAACTGGTAGAGAGAATGCTCGCCGAACGCCCACACTGCGAGGCGTGCCCGGTTTTTGCGAAACATGATCAACGCTCAACTTATGTGCGGCGGGGAAGTGTCGACATTCACGAACTCGTCCGCAGAAGTCAGGGTGGCTCGATTTTGGACGAGGCGAACTGCATGGCGGTATGCCGCGAGTGT